CTCATCGTCAGTGTAGTACACCGTGATGCTTGGCTTATGCTCACACCAACTGTTCTGATATGTTTTCCAAAGAGCTAACTGTTGCATTGCTCCAACTTGTTTAACTGTTGTGCTAGTCTTAGGAGACTTAACAGGGAAACTATACACCAGAGATGCAGGACTCATTGTGTCTTGCTCTACTGGGAATCCTGCGGTTGACATGAACTGAGCCAACGGGTCTTTTGCGTCCGAACGTACTCTTCTAATATAGTGCTTAGAGAAACGAGGGTGAATGCCAGAGGCAGAATCAACAAGCTGAGATACAGTACCGCTTGGCTTAACACATGTAATAGCCACAGACTGAGTGATACCAAGTTTCTCAGCCCACTTCTTATTTGTTTTAATAGCAACAAGTTTTAACTCCTCTAGCCACTGTGCTGTTTTATCTGACGACACTCCAATAACAGAGTGATCCATGATACCTGTCAGGCTTAAACCTAACAGTGCTTCTTCTTCGGTGTTGCGCTTCCAAAGGTTTCGTAAGTATCGGAAGTCTGTAAGCGTAGCTTGAAGAGTGCCAATGATAGCGGCAGTCTCAACCTTCTTCTTGAGTGTGGCTAGTGTATCGTCTGCACGTACAACCACCTCAGATAGATTACAGAACTGATTAGAGCGCAAGATAATTTCAGAACAGGGGTTGGTTCCGAACTCATGGTCAGCATCTCTACGACCATTGCGACCTGCAATCTTCTGTGCCGCGACACGACTGAAGATCCCTCGTTCCCCTGCCTTGCTCTCGTACATGGTCTGCATCTCAGATAGGAAGGACTCAAAGTCAGGCTTCTCAGTGTACGCTACGCTGTTATTGGCTAAGCGTCTATGACCCTCGTTCCTCCACCAATCTCCCGACTTAGCTTTAGACATACGCTGATCAGATAAATTAGATAAACTTATTAATGCTGAACGCCTAACACCACCAACAACTACGATGTCAGCTATCTTACAGCACACATCATGGCACTCAATGCTTGTCAGCTTACGCCCTTTAGCTTTCTGGAAAATCTCTACGCAGAAATTAAACAAATCAACCAACGGCTCTGGCCCTGATGCACGACCACCAAAGGTTTTAAGCCTCTCTCCTGATCCTCGCACCCTGCTCACATCCCACTGCGGTATCTTACCTGCGTACAGCATAGCAATTAACTCACGGAATGCAGAAGCCCAACCAATCTTGCTGTCAGATACTACTATAAGACTATCAGTTTGATGGAAGCTCTCAGCAATCTCTGGTAGTTTGTTAATGAAGTTGCGCTCAACGCTGAACCCTACACCTGTACCGCACATAAGAACATACATCAACTCATCAAAGGATCGCGGTGAATCTATATGCAGGTAGCTACAGTTGAACCCTGCTACGTTATCTTTATCTAGTGCCTTACCTGCTGTCATCATGCATCTCATGCTAGGCATAACTTCAAGGTTGTGTATTGCATTAAATAACTTTAAGGCTTCTTTTTCATTTATCTGTTCACGGTCTTTCCAGAAATCTACATATCTGTTGACTGTCTCGTGCCATTCTTCTCTACGGCTATGCTCTGGAATCCATCGTGCGTAGCGTGACTTGTGTATAAATTGTTGATACTGATCCATTAAGTGTTCTCCTCAGTGACGACTAATGTTAGTTTATTTAAATACCATGTGGCTTTGTTCAAGTCCTCTACCTGTTTCCCTTTGTAATCATAACGCCAAAGGTACTTCAAACAGTTGCCCTTGAGATAGCCCTTGAAAGCTACTGAAGACATAGACTCTTCAATGGCTTCAATGCATTCTATATTGCCAGTGTTATAGTGCAAGGGCTTGTTAACTACATCGTGGTGTGCTTCTTTCATAGCCATATCAATGTACGGCTTGTAGTCTTCTAAAGAACTATTAGGTGTTTTTTCTATAACAGGGTGTGCTTTACGAACTTTATCCCAATCTGCGGGTGTTGCATCATTTAGTCGGCTCATGTTCTGTCTCGTTATATAAGTCAATGGGTGGTTGTTTACGCTTAGTTTCTTTTAATTTAGAAGCTGTTGTTATCTTCTTAAACTTCTTCTTCCTTAAAAATCTATCGCGCCTCTCGTCTTTGCGGCTGATGTCAGTCAAAACTTTCTCTCTTCTTTGAGTTAATCCAACTGTCGGGGATACTGTCCTCGCTAAACCATCTGAAGTTGTTAGCACTTGCCCACTCTCCGTGGCTTCTTTTAGTGCCATCCTTTCTACGTTTGGCTTGGGGCATTGGCGCACTAGGGTTAGCAAAAAGAAACACTAGCTCAGTATCTTTAGGTAATGTCTTACTGATCCATATGTATTTACTGAACTCAGCGTAGTCCCAGAACCTACCTTTAGCTTCAAGCAAAATCTTCTTGCCTTCAATCACCCGTAAAAAATCAGGGTGGTAGTTATGCGAAACGGTATAGGGAACTTTGTCAGTGTGGAAACTCCAGTTGTCTAAGATGCCGCTGTGTAACTCGTACTCCCAGTTGGAGTCATAGCCCTTAACAAGATCCTTCTCTACTGGACGCTTGACTCGTGGTTTCCTATATCCTTTCTTTATCTTGTTCAATGTGTGGTTGCCTCTCTGCGCTCTAGCTCTGCATCTATTAACAACCGAAGGTCACTAAGAAACTCCTCGTCTATATCTATAATAGAGTTACCTGAGTTACCTGCGTTGTAAAGGTAACTGCCTGTAGCTATGATCATCTGCTCTATGTTCATCGGGATGTCTTCCATTGAATGTCCTCCAAAGTAATCTCTTCTATATAACGATCAGGAAAGATAGCAAGCAGTTGATTGATCTTATTAACTATCCACTTAGGATGGTATGCATTAAGGTGCATGGTTCTTTGCGCCATGAAGTGAGTCTGAGTAGGCATGAAGTCTGTATAGTTCTCAGTAGTTATCTTCTGTCCTTCCTCTTCGCTAAGTAAAGTTCGTAGCCAGTTGACTATTATAACTCCTGAATGTTTTCTAATTCGCTTAGCTTTCCTTCCGTTCATAGTAGCTCCTCTACTTTGGGTTCAACTACAACCTCTGTTAAATAAGTAAATCCATTTGAGTATTTAAAAGTTCGTAAACCTTGACCATCGTTGGAGTCTTTGTAGCAGTCGTGCTTATACTTACACCAGTTACAACCCTTAGCAAGTTTCATGTTACCTTTCTTGCCATCAGGGATGGGATTATAGCACAGTTCGGGCGGCGTGTCAAGCTCTAGCGCGGGTAAAAGCTTACTGATAGAGGCTTTAATGTTAGGCTTATCAAGATCATCAGGTACATACATGCACAACTCACCGCTCTCTTTGTTCAACACTAAGAAGCCACCGTTCTCTGTACCCTCTGCGGCCTCGTACCCTGCAAGCTGACCAAGGTATCCGAAGGGATCATCTTGAGATAAGCGCCCGTCCCTGAACTTGTTGAACGCAAAGCGTGAGGCTGTCTTAACGTCTACTACTTCGCCGTTAATCTTGCAGTCCATGTGTCCTACGATACCATCAACTACAACTTCTTTCTGCTCGTCTGTTACTTTGTGTCCTGCCATGCGTACAAGCATCAACACAATCTCTTCAAGCAAGTGACCGTACAGGAACTTGATCTGCGTAGCCCCATCAATACCGCCACGACCCTGCGGATCACGCTTCTCATACCACAACTGACGAGCAGGTTTACCTACGTTGGACATACGCACCGTGAAATTACTGTCGCGTTCTCTGGGTGTAGCCCAAGATACTAATGCTTCTCTCATGCCCACCAAGGTCTTATCAATCTCTTCTTCTGTAAGCGGCAGAGGTGTACCGTCTGATAGCTTCTCAAGGTGCTTGTAGATGTCGGGTACTAATGTATTTAATTCCATCATGATCTTTTTCCTGTTAGGGGTTTCAGTTTTTAGCGCATATTAATGTTGTTGGATAACAGCTTTTAGCGCATATTAATGTTGTTGGATAACAGATTTTATATCAGTGAGCGATCCTCGAAACCACTCGTTAACGTGTTCAATCTTATTTTTCTTTAGCTCAGAGTGTATTGTTTTCTCAGCTTCGCGCCTGTCGTCAAAGTACTCAGTGTACTCTATCATATAATCTCTAAAGGGTGAAGAGGTTTGATAGCTTGAACATCTATCAGATGCATCGACAGCCATTCCAACCTTGTACCAACCTTCCCATGCAGGGTTAGAGATAACATAGACATAACCCACATTAGATTTTTCATAACCTTCAAGTGCAGAGAAGGCGGCAGACTCAAAGTTCTTGTAGTGTCCTGCCTTGTACAAAGGATGAGACTTAGGCACGTACTTGCCGTTAACATACATTCTATTTGGGTTGCTAATTGGATTATGATAAGTGCGGTTAGGATTATTACAAGCTCTACAGCACTCTCTTCCATCTCTTTTAAGAGCAGGACTCCAAGTAACGTCTGTTAACTCTACGCCGCACCGCTTACAATCTTGATTAATAGTAGGTTTCATTATAGTATCCTTTAGTGTCAATTATTTTGTACTCGTTATCGTCCTCAAAAGTTTCGAGCTTTAGTGGAACTACTTCTTTGTCTCCGGTGTGTACTGTTACCCGCCCTGACACTAAGTATATACACTCTATCAAAACAATTTCATTGTGTTGTACTACTCGTATAACAGTCATGGGTGATTTTCCTCTGGGGAGCCTGAAGAGGCCGCCCCTAGAAGTATTGTATTTAAGATGAACATAGTTTTGAAGCTCCACTACTTTAGGTTTAATGTGTTTCACTCCAGTTCTCCCCGACTTTGTAAGCCCCATCTAAAGGGCAGTTAAGTTTAAACATGCAACCCGCTTCTCTAAGAGCGAGGACACCCAGTTTACCAACGTCTACTGCATCATCAATGCTACACTCTATCTGCCATTCGTCATGTACATTAGCTACAAACTTAGCATCGTAGCCGTGCTTAGTTATCTTGTTGTTCAAGACAATCAAGGCTTGCTTCATTACTATAGACCCTGCTCCTTGCAGTAGTGTGTTTAGTGCCGCGTGTTCGGAGCGCACTGTAAGCTTACGTCCGTCTAGTGCTTTAATGAATCCGCTTTTAGCTTCTCTTTGTACTCTGTCTGTAAGCTTTTTAAATGCAGGGAGATTATCAAAGAAGCGTTGTCTAAGTCCTTTCCCAACCGCTCTACCTCGTCCAACCACAGACCCAAGCTTTGCATCTCCGGCTCCGTATAGTAACGCATAGATGAAAGTCTTTGCCTTATCTCTTGATTCAAGCTCAGCAAGCCGTTGATTAGTGGTGTGTATGTCTCCGTTAAGTATTTCATTAGTGTAGTCCTTATCGTTTAAGTAGTGCGCTAACATTCTAAGCTCAAGCTGAGCGGCATCAATACCTACGAGCCTGTAGTTCTCAGGTACTGTCCAACAAGATCGGCAATCTTCGCCGTATGGTGACGAACTACTAGGAATCTGAGCCATGTTAGGATGTGAGTGAGTCATGCGTGAAGTCACTGCGCCGTTAGGATTTACATATCCATGCACTCTGCCTGTCTCTTCGTCAAGTTCCTTGATCCAACTCTTAGTTTGAGCCAAGCGTTTCTGTAGCATAAGATACTTAGCAATCATTGCGGCCTGTGGAATACCTTTAACTCTATTTAAAGTTGACTCATCTACAATGGGTTGGCCTGTAGGTGTGTGCTTCTGAGGCTTCCAACCAAAACGAATTAGGTACTCGCCAATCTGTTTACGTGAGCCTAAGTTAAAAGGTGTTTCAGTTTTACGTGCGATGGGCTTAGAGTCCATGTCACAAAGTATACGTTCATACTC